TGAAATCGTGGTTAGCGGAACGGCTGAACCCTTTTTTGACTCACGCACTGATGTTGTTGCTGGGCATGGCATTAGTTTTAGTATTAACACGCCCTACCTCGAAAGCTACTGCGACATTCCAACCTGACACCAGTAGAGTCATCATCATTCGTGAAATCTATGCAGTTGATAAAAAGATTGATTCCCTTCGCAATATCTACTCTGATAGTATTAGCAGCTCTACAACCACAGAGAGCCTTTTGTCAATACTCCGACAGTACGATCAAGGAAATAAATCAACGACTGATTAAATGTATAGAGTGTGAGGAGAAGTTGACGCTTTACAAAGAGTTAGCAAAAAGCGACAGCACTCAGATAATGAACCAGGCTTCAATCATAACTAACCAAGAACAAACCATTAGCCAAGAGAAAAGCAAGAACAAAATACTACAAAAGATAAACGCTGTTCAATTTGCTTTGCTCGTTTTGGCTTTGATACTATGAAAACCAATGTACACATCCTCAGAAACACATTCGCACCTAAGAAAGTATTACTCATCAGTGATGCCCATTGGGACAATCCAAAGTGTGACCGTGAGCTACTCAGAGATCACCTCGAAAAAGCAAAAGAAATCGGGGCGGACATACTGCTTAATGGTGACACGTTTTGCCTAATGCAGGGAGCTTACGATCCTCGTAAGAACAAAAACGACATCAGACCTGAACACAACAAGGCAAACTATTTAGATGCCGTTGTAAACGATGCGGTCAAGTGGTTTTCTCCATACGCTCATTTAATCAAGGTAGTAGGTTATGGCAACCACGAAACCAACATCTTGAAGCGACAAGAAACAGATGTCATTGAACGCTTTGTCTATGGGTTAAACTCAACGAACGACACCAATGTTGAGGTCGGTGGATATGGAGGTTGGATAGTATACAACTTTGCTCGTGAGAATAGCAGTGGCAAAGTCAGTTTCAATATCAAGTATTTTCACGGTGCAGGAGGTTCAGCATATGCCTCAAAAGGGTCATTGAATTTTCATAGAATGTCCACCTTTATAGAGGGTGCAGATATGATATGGATGGGTCACGTTCACGAGTGTATGGAAATCACATACTCAGCCGAGCGATTAACACAATCAAATAAGATAAGGCTAAAAGACATTTTAATGGTAAGAACTGCCACATATAAAGAGGAATATAATGAAGGAAAGGGCGGATGGCACGTCGAACGTGGAGCAGCACCAAAGCCTTTAGGTGGCAGATGGTTGGAGATGCACCCACAGAGAATAAGAAAAGACGGACAAGAAGAATTAAAAGTGAACGCTTTTACATACAAGATAAGATGAAGATAGAGGTTAACTACATATTCCGTGAAGAAATGATTGATCCTATTTATGAGCAGATAGGCTTAGAAACAGAAGCTCAAGATGTTGAGATTGTTGAGCAGGGCGTTTTGGACTTGACAAAAGTGGTAGGAGCTTCACAATTTTACGAGATGACGCAAGTGTTTTGTGAGGGTTCTCATAGTTTTTACATAGATTTGCCATACGAAGAGTTTAGATATATATGGCTGACAGTGTAAACAATCCATCCCACTATGCAGGGGAGATTGAATGTATAGAATGTATAAAAGCACAAATGAGTTATGAAGAATTCAAAGGTTATTTACGGGGCAATTCTCTTAAGTATATGTGGCGGTATAATCGTAAGAACGGAATGGAAGACCTGCAAAAAGCAGAGTGGTATCTCAAAAGATTACAAAAAGAAATACAAGACCATGGGTGACATAAACAATGCAAATATTGACTATATCCTCCGCTGGGAGGGCGGACTTTCTAAGCACTCAAAAGACAGTGCATCATCAAACTGTGTGCCTGATGGCTCAGGTGTTCATACCAATAAAGGGATTACTTGGGCGGCTTGGAAGGCACAGCACGGAGATTCAGAAGAATCAGTAAAGCGTTTTTATGAGATGACTCACGAAGATTGGAAGTCTATCTACAAACTTTATTGGGAAGGTATAAAAGCAGATGATATTGAGTCAGATCTTATCGCTGAGTTTTGGGCTGATTTCGCTTGGGGTTCTGGTGTTTACGGAGCAGCAAAGCAACTTCAGAAATTTATCGTGTCGGAGGGTTTCTCTATCGCAGTGGATGGGAAGGTAGGGAAGAACACTTTGAGTGCCTTAAATCGCCTTATAATCATGAAAGGAGAGGACTATATATATCTAAAGAGTTACGACCACAGAGTTGATTTCTTGAGAGGGCTGGAATCGTTTAAGCATTTTGGCAGAGGCTGGATCAGCAGATTGAAGGATTTTCACAACTACGCACTAAGCAAATTAAATGGCTGATTCTCTTGAGAGCATAGGGAAAGAGTATTCAGATTTTAACCCGTCAGCAGATGATGGGATTTTGCGTATTGTTCAGAATTGGGGCAATGAGCTAATTGCTCAGATGCAGAACCGATTAAGGTCAAACAAGACAAACGCTTCAAGCTCACTTTCTCAGTCTATTGAGCCACAAATCAAACAAGCAAGTGCGGACAATCTCAGATTGACAATCTTAATGGAGGATTATTGGCAATATGTAGAAGATGGAAGGAGAGCCGGTAAAATGCCACCGATCAAAAACATTTACGAGTGGATTCAAAACAAACGACCTGTACAACAAAAGATTGCTCAGTCACCTGATAGGATAGCAGCAACAAAATCACTTGCCTATGTTATTGCTCGTAAGATTGGACAGAAAGGAACAAAGGCTCAACCATTCGTGACACCATCGTTAAAACAAGTCACAACCCAAACACTCGCTCAGAGAATTGGAAGGTATATTGCCGACACTTTAGGCAGCCCATAAAGAAAAAAGTTTTTTCATTCTACAAATTATTTTTATATTTGTGGCATGGAAATACAAGAAATTGTAAAGCTAATCAAGCTTAAGAAACGCCACGGCATCATCAAGCGTGTCAGTGAAGAAACGGGGGTATCTATGCCTACCGTTAAAAAGTACATTGAAGGCAACGTCATTTCAGACAAGGCTCTGTTAGTTTTAAAGGCTGCCCTTGAGGACATTGAAAACGAGGAGGTCCAGCAATGATTACCATTTTAGTTGAGGACAAAAATGTTGTTGTTGAGCAGTATTTTGTCACGTTAATCTTTGATCGTGAGGAAATCGAGTCAATGATTATGGCTCACTATCAGGATGAGTATTCTGACCATGTGTATAGACACGTTGATGAAGAAGGTGCATCATTCACCACTGACTTTCTTTTGTACAACGACATAGAGCGTCATGATGTTATCAATGACCTGATGTACTATCACAATTTAAAACCAACCAAAATCAAATTAGTAGAAAATGAAAACAAGTAACGAAACAAACAACCTTGTGAAAGCTCTCTTTGAGTTCCAAGGTAAAGTAAACGCTGTTAAGAAGACAGCCAAGAATGACCATTTCCACTCCAGCTATGCGGATTTGTCCAGCATTCTCACAACCATCAACCCGGTATGTCAAGAGTTAGGGCTTCTAATTACTCAGCACCCACATGATGACGTATTGGTCACTAAGATTTATCACGTAGAGAGTGGCGAATGGATGCAATCTGAACAGCTCTTGAGGATGCGAGATGCAAACAACCCTCAGCAGTACGGTTCTGCTTTGACGTATGCGAGAAGATATGCCCTTGCATCTATCTTTAATTTGAACCAAGCAGATGATGACGGCAACTCAGCAAGTGGTCACCAGGTGAAAACAGTCAAGGAAACCATCACACCACAACATCCAATGTGGCAGAAAGCCTTAAAACACATCCAGAACGGTGGCAACATCCAAGACATTAAAGACAAGTTTGTTATCTCTAAAAAACACGAGGAGGTGTTGACGGCAACCAAATGACTAATGCAGAACGGATGGAAGTTACTATGACACAAAGTCAAGAGGAATGGCTTAAAGCAAGAGCCAATCGTTTTACGGCTTCTGTGGTTCACAAGTTAATGGGTAGCTCACGATCAGGTGGGCTACTCTCAAAGACAGCAGAAACATTTGTTTATGAACGAGCCGCTGAGATATTGACCGGGCAAAGTAAACCGGTGTACGGTGACGCTCTTGAATGGGGTATTACAAACGAGGCTGATGCCTTTTACTATTTCAATCAGCAGAACTTTGAGGAGTGGACTTACTACGGAGGTGAAACTTATGTGTTTATTCCATACGGTGAGTACAGTGGTTATTCACCTGACGGACTGAGTGAAGATGCTATCCTTGAAATAAAATGCCCGTACAATAGCGGTATTCATTTAAAGAACTTCAATATCTATGATGCGGATTCTCTCAAACAAATACACCCAGAATACTATTGGCAGATGCAACTCGGCATGATTGCCACTGATTTAGATTACGGATACTTTGTTTCTTACGATCCACGAATGCCAGAAGCAAAGCAGTTACACATTGCAGAGATTGAAAGGCATGAGGTTGAGTTTGAACTCAATGAGAAATTAGAGAATGCTTGGGAATTATTGCAAAATATTTTGGCGAATTAAAAAGAAAGTTTATATTTGAAGCATGGAAGTACCAGTAATTTTAGTTTTACCTGTCGCATTAATCATTGCCATTTGCTATTTAGCTTATGCCAAAATCTGCGACGATGTCAGAGAATTTAAGAAGCTTGAAGATGAGCTTGAACGCCAAGCGAACGAATCTGAAAAGCCGTATGTTGAACCACTTTACAGAAGGAGATTTAAGAAATGAAAACACCAATGCAAGAGTTGATTGATTTAATGATCTACAAAAGAAAATTACTCATAGATGTAAATACCAATTTTTCAAGACCGTCTGAATATTCTGCGGTTCGAATTGAGATGCTTACTTATACTATTGAATGGGCAGAATCAATGCTTGAGAAAGAGAAGGAGGTAATTAAAGATGCTTGGATGGATGATAGATTCCCACTAGATAAAGATTGGGTCAAGCAATGTGCAGAACAATACTACAACGAAACATACGGAGGTAACAAATGAGCAATAAACAAATATTAAAAAATATGAAAAATCAAAAAAAACAAACAGCAGTAGAGTGGTTAGAACAAGAAATGTTGAAACCATATTTAAGTATGAAAGAAATACTTAAACAAGCCAAAGAAATGGAGAAGAAGCAAATGATTGGATTATTACAATGGATGAACCGAGTAACACAATCCGACCCAATGCGGTTAGAAACTGATGATGATGACGTAGTGGAACAATATTATTTAGAAACCTTTAACACCAAAGAAAAATGAAAAACAAAACATACGGAGGTAACAAATGAGCAATAAACAAATATTAAAAAATATGAAAAATCAAAAAAAACAAACAGCAGTAGAGTGGTTAGAAGATAGCATCCAACTTGATATGACAATTATGGAAGTATTAGGATTAATAAGACAAGCCAAAGAAATGGAGAAGGAGCAGATTATGGATGTCTATTGGGATGGAGGTCAAGATATACCTACCCATCAAAACACAGTAGAAGAGTATTTTGAGAAAACCTTTAACACGAAAGAAATATGAGAACAGAAGTAAGAGACGATGGCACAATTCAACTATACCATCAACTTGAAGAAGGACTTAATGGGATTGTAATCAAAACCACAGATGGAGTAGAATTTCACATCCGCCAAAGAGATTGTGGTATTTTAATTACTTGCAATGGAATAACAAAGTATATAGACGAAGAAACCTTTAACACCAAAGAGAGATGAAAACAGAAACACTAACAACATTCAAGACACCAAACTATGTAGGTGGTTATAGATTAGGAACAGACAACTATGTTCAATTTAACCTAACTTATAAACCAAATTGGTTTCATCGTACTATGATGAGATTGTGTTTTGGATATAAATGGATAAACCTTTAATACAAAAGAGAAATGAAAACACTAATAACAAAACAGATTGCAGACAGATTAGAAGAGCTGGCTGTACAATGGAAAGACCACACATCACAAGCAGAAGCCTTAATGATGGCAGCTAAAGAGGTAATGACCTTTCAAGAGGAAGAGAAGGAGCAGATTGTTGATGCTTATAATGATGGTGCTTGTGGTGGTGGACAATTTTCAATTTCATACTATAGTCCCCATGAATACTACAACGAAACATACGGAGGTAACAAATGAACAACATGATTCAGCAAAGGGTTGCCGCTGTTCTACTGAAGCACCCTGAAACCAAAGACGATGACCGAATGCTCACAGCTTATTATTGGACTATGCAAATGTCAGATGAAGGGCTTAGATTAGAAACCTTTGATGACTTTAAACGTGAGTATACATTCGGCAAGTTAACCGATGCACAGACCATCACGAGGATTAGGCGTAAGCTTCAAATGGAGCGACCACAATTTAGAGGTCGTAAGTACCTGGAGAAGTTGAACAAACAACAGAAAGTCAAGAAAGATTTAGGTTATGAAATGGACAATTAAACAGGAGAAGCTTTTAAGTAAGCTCTATCCAGATACTAAGACAAAAGAACTGTGCGAAATCTTTAATTGTAAAACTCACAACATTTACAACAAAGCGAATAAAATGGGATTGAGGAAAAGCAACAGTTACTTGTACGCTGAGGTGTACACGATCACTCCAAATGTAGAAAGCCAATTCAAGAAGAATCACACACCTTGGAACAAAGGCAAAAAGGGTTTGCAAACTGGAGGCGTTGAAACTCAGTTTAAGAAAGGTAGTAAGCCGCACAATTGGAAGCCTGATGGTTCTACTCGTGTAGATAAAGATGGTTTTACATTAATTAAAGTAAATGGCAAGTATGTTTTGTATCACCGGTATTTATGGATACAGGAGAACGGTAAAGTACCTGATGGCTATGTAGTAGCTTTTAAGGATGGCGATAAGTCAAACATAACACTTGACAACTTAGAGCTTATTACAAAGCAGGAGAATATGTTAAGAAACACGGTT